ATTATCCAGGTGTTTTTATCTAAAAATACATCGTCATAAATCGTTTTTAAGGCAAGTGAAAAACAAATTGAATAGAAGTTATAATACAATCGATTAAAACAGCTTAAAAGAGAAATTTACGCATATATGTGGATTTATGTTAAATATTTACGTTATAGAGTTTAACTGTATCAAAAATATCGTTAATACTTGCCGACGGCCGTGTTGCGGTTTGTAATCTAATTTGTAGAGTTTTACATAATATATAAACAAAGAATCATTTATATAAATACATATATACTGACAGCCTTAAAAGGTGTCAGTCTGCACAGTTACATCAAGTAGGCAACTGTGCAGACTTCGTTTTTAACGAAGTATAATATCAATCATCGCCCACAACATCAGGGCTACCAGGGGCGCTAGAACTAGAACTATTAGCCAAAGAATCACCGCTAACGGTTTCCTTAAGTAATCCATATTTGTCAAGCTCCTCTCTCGTAGTATTAGGGTCCATTACAAATTTTATAAAGTTTTCAGGAGTTTTAAACTCTTTACGTACTTTCGCTGGAAGTTCGTAAAATCCTGCTTTTGCTTCTAAAATTTTTATTTGAGCCTGCATAAAGTCAATATCTGGGCAATCCATTGCTTCAGGTCTACGGGTGGAAATAGGCAATACACCATCTTTAACAAACCGAGAGATAATATTGTTTACATCAGCTTCTTCTTTTTGAGATTGAACGGCTTTAGACGGACAATAAGTCATATGTCCGGACGAGGGGACACGGGCGGAGTATTGGTTTTTAATTTTAAATTCAGTCATTACTCTCAACTCCTTCCCCGGTTTCGCCCCCCTGCTCGCTCTCCGGCGCGGGGGCGACCGGGACAGAGTTGAGCACAGCACGTGCGGCGAGAATCTGTTTAGGTAGGGATAAGTTTTCAAAACGACCTAAAAGCAGATCGTAAGTACCAAGGTGACATAATACAAAGTCGTCAGGGTATAAACCTAATATAGTATTTGGAGCATTTACAGCTTGCGAAAAAGTTCGAACCGCCTCAGCTTCGTTAGGTAGAAAGATAGGCGTGCCAAAAGAGTTGGCGGGACGGTCAAGTACAGCATAGATATTGAGTAAGATTTTGTTTTGTTGTTTTTTGTTAGTCATTTTTTACACTTCCTTTTTTTAATCATATTCTAGCGGACGTACTAAGTTACTAATTTGATACTCTTTTATAATCTGTGATACAGATAAACGAGCATAATCAACTGGACCGTCTTTCTTTCTAAGCTCTCGGCTTATTTTTAATAGCTGATAATCATCTGCAGATAATGATTCATAATACGCATCATAGTAACGAGGGGGCTTACATTCACGACCACGAGAAATTACTCTGTCAAGAGGATATACCTCATCTACGTATTTTTCAATCCAGCCTTTGCCAACACCTGGGCGGCGTGACATAACGAGGAATTCAGGCCTGCAATGTGAAGGTCTGTCATTCTTAACGTTGCCTGAAGCCTTTTTAAGTGTGTATCTAGCGACATAAGCTGCACTCTCAAAAGTAACAGCGCCAGTAGTACTAAAACCAGCAGTCCACAATTTAGACAGAGCATCAGATACAAAGTATTTAGTCCCATTCTTATTCACCTGCCATAATTTTTTGTCATTAAAATCAAAGTTAAATATCAAAGCGTGATAATGTGGCCGACCATTTTTTGAGCCATATTCACCACAAGCGAAGTAACGAATGCCTTCGCCAAATTTTTTTCGTAGACGTTTAAAGAATTTTTGTAAATGGTCTAAATGCAAATTTTTATCATACATCACACTCCTATCATCATAGGTCAATGTTATAAAGCAATTACGATCATACAAAGAAGCTTCATGAGTACAACGGATTGCCCATTTTCGACTATATTCAAGACGGCAACCTATACACTGACCACAAGGAACTGTTATCGGTTTATATAGGGGGTCAGATGACCCCCTAAAAACTACAGAGGGCTTGCCTGACTTAGTAAGATGGCCATAGTCAAGCCAAGCAGTAAGAGGTGAATAGCAAGGCATATAATCACATCCTTATACCTCCACGCATATGATATGAGCCTAAATTCTTTTTATGAACTTTAGATGCAGTACGCCTGAAAATGCGTTTGCTACGGCGTTTGGATACCTTAAAACGTTTCATTTTATCATCTCCTTATACATTAAAATTAATACCGAAATAAGTTGCAATAGCAGTAAGAACAGCAGTTACAAGATACTTAATAGCATTTTTATACATTGTTTTCATCTCCTTACCAGTTTAATAATTCCATTTAAAAGACCTGAACCAACTTCACCAAGCTGACTAATTTTAGTTGCGGCATTATTATCACCATCATAAACATCAGTTCTAATACGTTCCCGCTTATTTTCGTAACCAAGCCGCTCAGTATCAGCACGATTACGCTCATTCTGAGTATTTAAATTCTCGGCACGATTAGCGGCATCAAAAGCATTAGTATCAGCATTTTTTAAAGCAGCAGCAGCGGTAGCAGCAAGATTAGACACCTGCGCAGCAGTTATTTGTTTGCTGTTTTCGATATCCTGTCCTATTTTTTCAATAGTTTTAAATATTTGAGCCACATTAGCCGCTGATGTTGCTTTCTGTATAGCTATTGTTTCTTCGTTAAACTTTACTTCTGAAAAGTATTTGTCTGCCGAAGCATTATTATTTTTTATCGTGCTTTTTCCAATTTCGGAAGCTAATTCAAGTTCTTTACGTCTCATACGTTGGGACTGATAAGCTGAAGCGGCTTCAGGTATTGAATCGGCGATATTTCCCATAACTGCCATATTACCAGAAGGGGTAGAAGCTCCATTGTTTGCAGACAGTATAGGATTTAAACCAGCGGCTCGAAGGTCATCAACTTCTCGTTGATGCGCTGTATTAGACATATATTCCTGCCAATTACGATTTTCACGAGCCATAGCGGCATTTGCTGAATTAGCGTTTTTTTGGCCTAAAATTCCACCTACAGCACCAACAAGACTAGGAGCCAAATCAGATAACCAAGACATTATAAAACCTCCTTAAAAGTGGTCTATTAAGCCAGGAACGCCATACATAGGCATTGGGCGTACACAGCGGGTATGGAAATAGCAGTCAACTATAAATTGAGGTTCGTTTGTTACGGCTATCGCACGTTCTAAAGGTACAGCAGTCTGGATAAACTCTGCGTTTAATGCGGGGCGATTCTCGAATTTTTGGGCTAAATGCCAAAAATCAAGGGGCTGGGCATAGGTTGAACGGAATTTTCCTGTAATAAGAGAAGGTTTGTAACGATATTCTGCATATCGTTCTTGATATCCGAATACTTCTTCATCAGCATCCGTACCATCTGCGTATATTTCCTTGTTTAAGATAGCTTGTTCTCCGAGATGGGCAAGAGCAGGCCAATAATGGTCCCAGCGCGTTTTCCTGAACCACATACGGTTAATACCTTGCTGATAAGTTAAATCAGCCCTAATCGAAGCTAAACCGATAATATAACCATGTTCGGTAAACGATTTAGATACACCGCCATTATGTAACGTACCTTGTCCATATGCGGCAAGATTACCTTGCGGGGTAGATGCGTCACTAGATGATGTTTGAGCAACAGGGTTAATATTAATCCGAGTAGAGCCACCGCCGAGAAATTCAGGACGTTGTAAACGAGCGTCGGGGCTAATAACACCAAAGTGAGAACGGAGTATTTCAGTGTAACGAGTACCGCCACGAGCATCACGTTCCAATAATCTTTGAATTTGGAACGCTTGACGAAGAGAATTGATTGTTGCGGCAGAAGCTGTTGAGAGGTCGGCGTAAGCATTTCTAGACAATACCTCATCTAAACTGCCGGCCCAGACTGTAGTGGGATTAGTTCCCATACGACCGAAACTCGCTAAACCAAGATGACCAGCACCAGTATTAAGCGTTATAGCACTTGGCCCATATACATCATCTGTAATCTCTGGCTGACCGCCTGGGTTCATTTCGATACCAGCAAGCCAAGGCTCATTAGAACCTAAAAAGTAACCATTAGCAGGAGTAGGGTCAATAATTGAAGCTTGGCCACCAATAGGCAAATCAACAGTTTGCCCTTTCTGAAGCCAAGGCAAGGCAGAGGTAAAATAATCGTGTTGTTTGCAACGAGTAAGAATAATATAGTCGTTGGGGTCGTCTGGGCCGTCGCCTTTATTTACAGGTACCGAATCCATTAAATTTTGGTCCCGATACCATTCATTGTAGATAAGGTTATAAGCTCGAAACGGCAAAGATACGATATCTTTTAAAGTTACATTGATAGGCAAGCCCATATAGTCATATATTGATTGGGCCTGCGGGGTTATGGGGTTTACGGTAGGCATAACATAATCTGTGGAATCGTCAGGATTATCCTGCTCACCGTTAAAACGTTGCCAATTTGACCAGATTAAACGGTTAGGGACAAAGAACCATTGAATATCAAGGTACATATTATCCATAATAGGAGCGATAGGCGTAGCTAAACGGGTAAATAATGTTGGAGAGATACTAAAGGTATCACCTGGCAAGATTTCATCAACATACACAGGGACTAAATCTCCTGTATTCATCGTTGTTTTATAGCCATTGTCACGCTGGAAAGCACTTCGAGGAATGTTTACCTGTGGCACTTGACTAAATGAGTAGTTATTCGTTGATTTCATTTTTATTATCCTTTCATTTTACATAATATATATTATCGGACGTAAGGTGAAAATTGGTAAATTTCGTTGTAGATAGTTGTTGAAGAATAATTTCATTAAACGAACAATTGCAAACAGATGTTTTGACATTCTTACCTGTTCCTGATATAATAAAAACAATTAGAATAGAAATAAATGAACTTACTATCTTTAGAAATTTTTTGAGTATATGATGATTGGAATTGGAGGCTGGTTTT